ACAAGCTTAGCGAGTTTCGCAATTACCTATGACATTACCATTTCTATCTAAACTAAAGTTAGAACTATTTACAACAAGCCTGTTAGAATTAAGTGTAATCTGCTCTGATGACTGATTTATCTCACTACATACCCCACCCACAGAAACTTTACTGTCTATCTGATTTTTTGCCCATGTTGTCGTCGCATAGCTGCTCATACCCGCAATTGTTTGATAATTCCCTAGTGTAGCTTTATCGGCTTTCAAACTAAGTTCTGAAGATTTAGCATAATTATTCATTCCATCCTTAGTTTGATATATTTCTGACACTTTAGCATTTATCTCTTTTGCTGTCTGTTTTAATTCTGAACCTGTTATATAATCGCCATCAATAACTCCGACTTTTGTTTTTATTTCATCAACCGTCTGACTAATCAAAGAAAATTTCTTTTTGTTCTCTTTGTCTTTTTCATAAAATTCTGATTTCAAATTAGTGCTGCTTACATGAAATGCCGACATTTGTACCTTTTCTTCTCTTCCTTCTTCATCCGCTGTTAGACAATATGCCGTCATTGCTCCACCATATTCAAGTTTTATCGCATATATTTCGATGCTTCCTGAATCATCTGCCGGTGTAAATACAGGCTTTCCTTTTTTGCTGTCATATGTAAAATCATATTTCACTCTCGTTGCTTCTGAAAACTCATACACATCCCCAACTTCAAGGCCAACAGGATAATAAACCATTGCTCTGCCTTTTATATATGCTGATAACGTATATACTTTCCCATCTTCCGGCATAAATGAACTGTCTATGTATGAATAACTGTCAGATAGTCTGAATATTTTACATTCATAATGTTTATATTCTCTGTCCCATTGTTTTTCACCGGCTTCTGAATAATTTCCAACAAATGACCATCCATCTTTCATTGTTTGACTGTCATAATAAAGGTTATATCCAAGATCATCTAAAAGCTGTGATTCAATCCGGTTAAAAGTAACATCTAATGTCTGTCCCGTAGGATCATAATTTATTGCGCTGGACTTTATCGTTTCAGTTCCATTATTTATTTCTTTTATCAAAGACGGAAGATTTATTTTCTTTGCATTTATATTTGCGTTATCATCTACCATCTTGTCATTTATAAGACCATCCCTTATTGCATTTTCAGTAATTCCACCTTCGCCCCAGAGAACATTTCCATTTTCATCATATATTATGATTGTATAGTTGTCGTTTGCATCCTTACCAATCTGAACTCTTACCTGTTTTCCGTCAGATATTTGCATTGTTGAATCTTTCAACACCATGCAACCGTCTTTAGACTGTATCTGTACATCATCCGTATAGATTTGGCCTGCAGCTATCTTATCAGCAGACAACGATTCAATAAGCGCACTTGTAATAACACCATTGCTCATCTTCGCAACAACAGAATCTGAAAAGTCCGATGTAATTATTGTATTCCTGATTGTGTCAATAATGGCCGAATCCGATGTAAGATTCTTTATATTTCCCACAGCAGCTGTTATATTATCTGTTGTTATCGTTTGAGCAACAATATTTTTTATAATTGCATCTGTAGCTGTAAGACTGTCTATCTGTGCCACTTTAGCAACCAGGTTATCTGTCGTTATACTTGAGGCCTTTAAATCTTTTATCCATGCCTCTTGCGCCGCCAACTGCTTAGTTACAACGACATTCTGTGTATTGCTTTGGTCTACAATAAGGCTTAATTTTTCACCGGTTACTGCACCAGCTATAGAACCTGATGCTGTAGCCGCCGTCGTATTTCCCACACTGAAGCTGTCATTTGCAGGATTGTCAAGACTTATTGTCTGTTTATTTACCCTTAACATGACACCATCAATACCAAGCAACTTAGCATTAACTTTGTACCAGTTTCCAACCTTGATTTTTTCTTTTGTATTATCAAGAAGATGTGGGTCTATTGCCGATATTGTATAGCTGCTGTATGGCTCAGAATAAGCTTCAATATATTTTTCCGCTTCTTTCAAGAGTTCCTTTGGCTCTTTGATATCCTCATACAATATTGTACGCTGAATTACTCCATACAAATTTTCATTCTTTGAAAGATACTTCTTTCCACTATTTACAGAGGCTATGCTAACCCTTTCAAGATTATCCTCATCAGTATAAACTTTGGTACCAAGTGGAAGTATTCTCGTACAAAGATTACTCATGTCCTGCTCACATGAATAAGATAAAAGATTGTTTCCAATTTCTATTACACTATCACCGCATATCTTTCCAATCTTTTTTGAAACTGTCAGCTTGTCCGGTACTGCTTTTCCATCAACAACCTTATAAGAAAGTAAAATCTCCCAGTTATATTTTGAAATCAATGCTGAAAATTCATCAAATGTCGTTCCTCCGCTTGTTGATAACTCTGCTTTTTCTGTATCTGTAACAGTCTGGTCAAACTCTATTTGAAATGTATGCTGCGGTACACTGCTGTTATGTCTTTTAATCAGCTCCTTTGCCATATCAACAGGTGACATATTAAACGGCTCAATATCTGTACTACTGTCCTGAAGATAGGCAAGATATCCCTCACAGGTTACCTGCTTGTATATCACTCCATTGTTATCCATCAGTGGAACAGCTTTGAGAACTCGACCAAAAAACTCTACATCATTATCATCAATACACTGAATTTCAGTAAGACATGGTACCAACATTTCATATCCGGGATTATCCGGATAAATATCACACGACAATGAATCAATACAGTTTAATTCTCTTGATATACTTCCCGACAATTTTCTTTGTATATCATCAGGCTGCATATTATGAATAATTTCATTTTTAACTGTTCTGTTTTCAGTTTTCTTAAAAATTGTAATAGTCCTCATATAGTCTTTTCACCGCCCTCTTTTACTGAGTACATATACGGATCTGCCTTAAATGTAGCAGTAATAATACAAGCTTTTCTCGTTGATGCAGACGCATCAAAGGAACTGATTTTTGCTTTAAAAAACTTCTCAGGCAATGCACTGTCAACAAATCTCACCTTACCAGCCTGAGCATACAGCCAATTTGCGACCTCATTTTTAGACTTCTCAACCTCTAATCTATCTATACACTTTTTCCACATCTTTACTGTGATAGTTCTGTCATCGTAAACTTTCAATCCAAGTAGATCATATACATCAATTGTCGAGTCACGAAACGGAACCGTAGTCTCAGAGCTTCTAAAAGAAGGATATCCTATATCTATACTCTCTACTGTCATTCCCTTGTTAGATGCCCTTATGTCATTAAACGAAAAATCACGCATTTGCTATCCCCCTTCTCGTAAGATTAACCTTTGCCCCCTGTAACATATCCACAGTGTTTAATGCAGCTTTTCCAACCACATTTCCATCCATTTGAATCGTAAGATTTAATTGCTGATTTGATTTTTGTAAACATGATGCTCCTGAACTTACATCTGGTACCGTTGTTGGAAGGTTTCCGGTAATAATGTCTGCAAGTCCCTGTGTTTCCCTTTGCAATCCCTGTGCAAAACCAAGACCTGTATATGCTCCAAGTTCAGCACCGGCATGGACGGCTTTTTCCTCTGTGCGCTGCAAAAAACGCGCTGATTACTTTTGACGGTGAATGTATTCCAAGGTTTTTCTTAACCTGCTTTACCGTCTGTCCGGTAAGCTTCGCTATAGCCTTATATACATCATTACTTCCTTTTTCTATACCATTCGCAAATCCTTTTGTAACATATGCACCAATAGATTTCATCTCTTTGTTGTAAGTTTTTTTAAGCTTAGCAAGCTTTGCCTTGTATTTTTTCTCAAGCTCTTTCATCTGCTTTTCCGTTGATTTTTTCAAATCTTGATTTTGCGTTACAGCTTCCTTTTGTGCTATAACATTTTTTTGACTATATAACTGCTTATACTCTGCCCATTGCTGGTCATTCATCTTTGTAAGAGTTTCAACATCACCTGCAGAAGTCACACCAAGACCTTCTATTTCTTTCATCATCTCATCTGATGCTCCTCTATTGCGAAGTATCTGCAAATTTGTACGCCATTTTTGAAGTGCATCAACCTGACGTTGTAAATTCACTACAAGACCGTTTTCATCATCCGTTTTTGACAGACTAACATCACTAAAAATACTAAAACTTGATGTGATAGATTCCTTAGTTGACTTCACCTCTTCGTTATATGTATTTTTAAGTTCTTTCAACTCTGATTTAAGAGTTGACATATACTCTTTATAACTTTTTTTATAATTACTTAAATACTCTTTTTTACTATTAACAAAATTATTTCTTGCTTCATAATACTGTTTCAAAGCCTCGGTATGTGCAGATGTCCCTTTTTTCGTTGCCTTAACAACCTTATCCCAATACGTTTTAATAGTCTTTTCATTGTAACCATTGCCATTAGTCTTCAAATCTCTCATTTCTATTTTATTTTGAAGCTTTGTAACAAGAGCCTGCTGTTTTTTCTCAAAAGCCTTTCTCTGTGCCTCAAGCTTTTTCTGACGCTCTTTCTGCTCTTTTTCCAGCTTTTTTTGATATGCTGCTCTCTGCTTTTCAAGACTTTTCCTCTGTTTTTCACCATTGTTAGTCACCTTATTTCTTGCAGCATAATATTTCTGCAATGCTCTTGTATGCGCAGTAGTCCCGGCATATGTAGCATTAACTACAGCCTTCCACCACTTTGCAATCGTAACATCACTATAACCTTTTCCATTTGTTTTCAGGTCTTTATTCTTTATTTTATCTGACAATTCTTTTACAAGAATATTTCCAAGTTGTTCAGCAGATTTTCCAACATTTTTGGAACTTGATTCAATACCCTGTATCAAACCATCAACTGTATATTCACCGGACTTTTTAAAGACTCTTGAAGGTGAATGAATATCAAGTTTCTTTTTAAAAGCCTTATCAGCAGCATCACCTAAATTCTCATAAGCTTTAACAACCTCAGCTTTCTTTTTCTCCACTCCGGCAAGCAGACCATCAACACTATTCACTCCGGCATCTTTCATAAGTTTTGTTATCTTATTATTAGCCCTCTGTATAGCATCTAATGAATTTTGTCCACCCTTTTCAAAACTTCTCTTCATCCCAGAAGAAATATTTATACCAACCTTATTAAGCTTTTTCTGCATATTGTCGGCACGCTTCTGAATCTGTTTGTTTATAGCTTCATACGCAACCGTAGGATCATTTGGACTTCCATTTATTCCCTTGGTTATTTCCTCTGGAATATACGCACCCTGTTTTCTTGCATTAGTAGCAAGTTCCATCAATTTTTTGTTTATAGCAGTATTTAATGTGACTAATGCCGTCTCAGGTGATTTACTTCCACTTTTTAAACCTGCCGCAAGTCCCGCCGGTATTTTTGTACCTGTTTTTTTTGCAATACTTACAGAATTATTGAAAGCTCTCTTTGTGGCATCATCAACTTTTAATCCTGAGCCACTCATCTGAGCAACGGCAGTATCAAATGCTTTTCCAAGATTTTTATACTGTCTTGCAGCTTTCTTTGCGGCATTGGCTGAGTTATTTGTTTTGTTTTCTTGTTTCTTTGTAACCTCGCCATAACCTTCTATTTCTTTTGCTACCTTTTTAATATTTTCTTTACAATCATTTACTATATTATTCTGTTCTTTAATTGTCTTATTTAATCCAGCAGATGTTTTTTTGCTTCTCTCAAGTTCCTCAGCATACTTCTTTTGCGCTTCTATCCATTTCTGATGTTTTTCATAATGATCTGAATCAAAAATAGAACTGTTTCTCCATTCACTCTCCGCCTGTTTAGCCGCATTTTTTGAAGCATTCAATTTATTGTTTGACTTAGTAAGCTTATCATTAGCTTGTGAAAGGGCTAAGCTTGCTTTTTCCTGTTGATTATAAAGCTCTGTTAATTCTGTTTGTGCCGCCTGAGCCATATAATATTTTTCGCTATTGCTTACCCATTCCTTTATTTGTTTATTTGAAGCTTTCAATATACCTGTTTCTTCATCAAATGCTTTTGATAACTCAGGAACCTGTGCAGATAATGATTTAACTATCGTTCTCATCTCAATCTTTTGAGAACTATTAAGATTCTCAAGGGAATTTAGTTTCATAAGTCTTTCAGCCTGCTTGTCCATTACTGCAACATTTTCCTGTGCAGATGAATAATTATCTTTTGCAGTCTGTACACTTTCTTTTATAACTCTAGTTTTCTCATTTAACTTATCAATTGCTTTTTGCTCTGTCTGGATTGCTTTCTGAATTTCACTTGTAGCCTCTTTCGTTTGCAACTGATAAGTAACTATCCCAGCAGTAAGTGTAGCAAGTGCTGTTGCCGCTAACAAAATAGGATTAGCCATAAGTGCAGCTCCAAAAGCTGTAATTAGCGGAGTTACAGTCTTTACCACTGTAACACCCACAAATGCTGTTGTTAATGTAGCCAACGATGCCGTAAGCGAAACAACCGCCTTTACTACATCTGGATTTTTCTCAATAAACTCCATAGCCCACGAAATTGCCTTCTGTCCATGCTGATACATTCCGTCAAGAGACTCATTAAGCTGTGTTCCAATAGCAATCTTTAAATTCTCAATACCATTTACCATTTTCTGTTTAGCTGTTTCTGATGTGTTAGACATCTTTTTATAAGCTTCATCTGCAGCACCAGCACTATTTTTAACATTTTTTAAAGTATGATTATATTCTTTTGTCCCTGCATTTAAAAGAATCGTAGCTGCCGTTGCCGCCTCTTGACGACTGAAAAGATTGGAAAATGCTGTTATGTCACCACCTACACTGTCACTTAAAATTCCAATAACATCACCCAAAGATTTCCCTTCATTCATCAAATCTGCAAATGATTTTCCTGTCTCAGTCTGTAAAGTTAATGCAACTTTCTGTCCCTGCTTTGACAGTTCTTTCATTAATGACTTAATGTAAGTTGTAGCTTCACTTGCTTCAATACCATTTTTAGTAATCTGTATATATGCCGTTCCCAAATCTTGCAATGACATCCCATAGTTTGCTGCATTTGTAGCTACTTTACCAATACTAGAAGCAATTTCATCTACTGATATTTTTCCTAAATTTTGTGTAGTTAAAAAAACATCTGCTACCTCCGATGCATTTTTAACCCTTTTTCCATAAGAATTAAGAACCGTTGTAAGACCATCAATAGCCGTTGTACTGTCAGTAAATCCCCCTTTTGCAAGTTTAGTGGCTTCACCTACTGTTTCCACCGCCTTTGATGTATCAACACTCGCTGATATAGCCTGATATGTTGACTCAGCTATATCCGTCACCGCCGTTCCTGTCTTTGTAGACAGGTCAAGCATCTCCTTGTTAAGTGTCCCCATTGATTTTTTCGATGTATCAGCAATGGTACTAACCTTTGCTGATGCACTTTCAAACTTTTCAGCACTTTCAGAACATTCATATAAAGTTTTTGCTATGTCCTCGACCTTTTCTTTTACTCCTGATGCAACTATCTGGTCTGCAAGATTATTAAAAGCCTGTCTGTTGCTCTCTCCAAGCTGTTCAACATTAACTCTTACTTCCCTGACTGATTTTCCGTATTGATCTATTGATGTTGCACAGCCATTTGCCGAGTTTTTAGCCTCTTTCATATACTTATCATTTGTATTCAAGGCTCTGTTTGCTCTGATAGTCTGTGCTTCCGCAGTATTTAACTTATTTTTCCAGTTTTCTACTCTGCTGCCGGCGGCTTCATAATTTCTCTCACCCTTTTTTATTGCATCTGCAAGTTCATCAACAGTTTTCTGCTGTTTATCAAGCTCCGCATCCGTAGCTGTCCCGGATTTTTTCATTTTATCCATCTCAGCTTGTGCATTTTTATAATCTGCCTTTAATTTTTCAAGACCGTCTGCAACCTTTTTCTGTGACTCACTACTATGCACATATGCATTTTTTGTAGCATCAAGTTTACTTCTCTGTGCCTGAAGTACCTGAGAAAGCACTTTATGCTTTGCCTGAAGTGCTTCAAGACTGTTCGCATTCTCAGCATACTTCTCTTTAACAAGCCCAAGTTCTGATTTCATTGATGAAAGCTGTTTATTACAAGCCGTAACCGCTGCTTTAAACTCTTTCTCACCTTCAAGCACTATTGAAGCACCAATTTTATTTTTATTCGCCATCTTATCACTCCTAAAAGTTAATGATTTCTTCTCTTTCCTCTGCACTGGTTATCATCTTCTCATATGTATTTGCAGAGCCTCCTGCAAACATATTGCAGATTGAGGATGCAAGCATACTCATTTCAAGGTCAAATACATTCTTATATTCATAGTACAGATCAGAAAATTCCCCGATTGACAGAAAATTACATTCTGTCTCAGAGCATCCCAGTTTTGTCTTTGCAATCAACTTATACCAGACGAAATTTATTCTCCCTCCGTCTGGCTCTCCGAGTTTTTTTCATCGTTCTCATTTTCCGGAAACATTGAGCCTGCATATGTGGTAAAAATTTCTGTTGCAAGTTTTGCCGGATTAGAAACCGCATACACAATCTTTTTATCAGGAGCTTTCTTCCCTGTAGCCTCTGCACCTTCCTCAAGGAAAAGCATTGTAGTATCAAGCAACGCCTGATAATCAATTTCATCTAGATAGTTTTCACTTTTCTCAGTATCTTCACTTCGTGAAAATATCTTATTTTCAAACTCTTTCAGACTTCCATACTTTTTCTGAAGCTGTGCAAGTGCTCTTATTCCGCAACAAGCCGGATAAGTCTTCCCATCAATGCTCAGATTAAATATCCTCATAACCTCACCATCCTCTCACATCAAAATATGCCGCACTGCCCGGCAATGCAGCATACAACTTTTCAAAAAATAACAAAACTACTCCGCTATCGGTGTAAATAATGCTTTAAGAGCAGCTACGGCATCTGCCTCCAACTCAACAACAGCCGTTCTTCTGTAAAGTCCTGTCTGCTCATCAGGATAAATAGTACCTACAACAGATGGAGTCGTATATTCCAACTTTTCCTCTTTAGTCTTTGCATCAACAGAATATGGTGCAAATTTAACTTTCGGATAGAAAACAACCTTGTACTTTCCACCGTTTTTCTTGCTGATATAGCCAAATCCTACCGCTATAGGCTCATCATTGCTTGTAGCATCATATACATCAACTGTTTTCGAGTCTCCACCGCTTAATGCAATGCTGTTTTTCTTCTGTCCAAGAAGCGGACCAAAGATAGCAGGATCGTCATCATCAATACCAAGCGTTATATCACCGCCTGTTACTGAGCTGTCGCTGTCCTGCAATACATCATCCGCATAAAGTTTCGCATCATTCGAGTTTAAGTTTTCCTTGAACTCAATCGCCCCCGCAAGTTTGGAAGGTGCTTTGTACTTACCATCCTTTAACTCACCATGTAAAAATGATTTTAAACCTACCTGTGCCATTTAAACCTCGCTTTCCGCTATGTTTGTCTCATAGCATATGTGTCTTTTTTTTACATCTCTCTCAACAGTATTTAAGGCAACTTTTGGATAAGAAAAACCGCTTAAAAATAAAGCGGTTTTAATAGCCTTTTGCATATTGAGATAATTTTTATTTAAAGGTACAAAAAGATGTACCTGAAAATACATTTCATTCACAGCCGGGTTATCATCTGCAAATCCCCCCGGCTGTTCTGCTGCCACATTGTAAACAATGTATGTGTCTGCCTTTCCGTCATAAACATCCATAGCAACCTCTGTGCATACGGATTTCAAGGCAGTTTTCAAATCACCAATAACACTCATCTTTCCTCCATCAACCACATAAAAATTTATTTATAAAATACTGCTGACCTTTGCCTGTAATCTTTGTTGTTTTTGTTTCCAGAGGGAGTCCATTTCCTCTCTCAACTGTCCTCACAACAATTTCAAACAATCCAAGTTCCATTGCTTTCTGTGTCGGAACTGTTGAACCCTGACAAATATAACCTTTTTCACGAAGCCACTTGTAAAATCTCTTTTCTCCAAGCTGCACCCCATTCTGCCTTATCATCTTTGCCACATCTCTTACAAGCATTGAACTATCTGACGCAGAAACGGCATCTGCAAATATTTCTTTTGGCTTCATACGCCTGTTATCATCCAAAAGTTTTGCATTATCCTCTTTTAAACGATTGATAGTTCCGTCTGCCATCTTCAAAGCTCTTGCCATGACCTGTTCAGGTGTATTCCATGCCTTTTCAAGGTCAATAAGATACTGCCTGCACTGTTTGCCTTCTGGTGTCCTCTGTATCATGCAAATCTGTTTCGCCATATCTACAGAGATTTCATAATCTTTTGATGGTCTACCACAATTTTCAGTTTTACTCATTTTTGAGTAAAAGTCTAATCCCTCTGAAAAACCATATTCAACCATTCTCGGAAACCAATCGTTAAATCTTGTATTGATTTTCAATCTTTCGTGCAACTCCCTTGCTGATATTGTCTGTTTATCTAAATCTACTTTTAATAAATCGTTCATTTTATCCTCCTCGTGCTGTTATTATTTATCCAAAATCTTTCGTCTGATAGCATCTACACCTTTTTGATATACAAGTGTTTTTGTTGTCACCTGCGGTTCACCGTTCTTCATATACTTCTGCTCGATAACCCTGAACCAACCGCTATCAACATATCTCTGATAAGGAACATTGAACCTGTCCAAAATTCCCTCATTCCTTAAAAACTCAAAAATATTATTTCTTCCATAACCCTTAATTGAAAGAACTTTCGCAACCTCATTCATTGAAATAGCTGTCTTACTATCCGCCACCGCATCGAAAAATTCTGCTTTTGGTGTCATTTCCTCAATCTGCTTGTCTTTCTGTTCAAGCATTTTCTGAGCTTCAATAACAGCAAGTGCAATCAAATTATTTCCGCTTGGAAGCTGTGTCTGAATAACATCTTCCATCTCATGAAATCTGTTTATATACTTTGCTGTAAACTCTGTACCTTTTACACCAGTCAGCTTATGTGCTATAAACTCGCAACCTTTCTTTGTGACAAGATAACAAGGTTTCTGCCTATTAGACTTGTCTGTGTACCAACTTTCTGTGAAAAAATCGGTTGGCTCAAAATTGAGCCGTCCTAATTCTTCATAATATCCTCTAATATCTCTAAGGATATTTTTATGTTCTTTCCTAACCATCTCCGCAACTTCTCTACTATCAATATATTTCTGTTCTACTATTCCTGAATTATTCATATTTTTTTCTCCTATCCTGTTGATTTTTTCCTCGGAGTATCTTATACTTTCATTACAAGATACTTTCTTGTTTAAAGACAATTCCAATGCTTTGCTGGCTGAACGAATTGTCTTTTTTCTTTTTTCACTTGCTATCTTTACAAGAATATTCAAAAAGACTTTTATTTTTTTCATCTCATCAATATCCTCTACATATGTAATAAATTGCACAAAACTTTTCTCTGACAATCCAACTAAATTTTCCAACATCTCAAATGCCATAATCTCGTTTTTAACCATCTTTAATTCCTCCTTGTTAATTTTGAGTATATATTACATCTTTTCGAGTATATAGTCAAGTACTTTTTCACTTTTTTGAGTATGTTTTTATTTACTTTGATTACATTATTATGTTATAATAATAATGAAAGTGAGGTGTTAAAATGGCTATTTCCCAAAAAATCAATGCTATATTACAACTTAAAGGAAAAAAGAAAACTGAGTTAGCTAAGTATCTTGGTATGAACAGCCAATCATTAAGCAACAAATTCAGTCGAAACAGCTTTTCTGCTGGAGATTTAATAAAAATTGCTAATTTTCTTGATTGTTCACTCACATTAGAAATTGATAGCAAGCAAAAAATCATCTTTGAAATGTCTGATATCAAAGATGATAAGTAATATAACTGACTAAGTGAGGTGTTTATCATGAGCAACCCTATTCGTAACGAAATAAAGTCTTACATCGCAAAAAGCGGCATGACTTTAACGGAAATAATTGCTGAATATAACAAAACCCATGAACCAACAACCACACAAAACATTTCAAACAAATTAACTCGTGGGACAATAAAGTATAGCGAGTGTCTTGCATTGGCTGAAATCATGGGGTATGAGATTACATGGATTAAGAGGAGTTGACACTCCTCTATTTTTTATTTTCACAGCATCCTGTTAAAAACTTCCTGCATTTTCTCTAAAACCTTGTCCTCACTGCTATTCACAGCAGACTGCATAAAAGGTCTTGCCGGCTGATGACTGTTGCCGTATTCAAGTGCAAGTGCTTTCTGATAATTTCTAAACGGTTCAACTTTTCCGTTTTCACGGGTGTAAGTAGATTTTGTTGAAGCCCCCTCCGCTGTCAGATAGCCGATGTATGCACCGTTTACAGTTTTCTTTGCTTTCTTACATTTGATAGAACTTATAAGTTCACCTGTATCCCGGTGTGGCTGCAACTCACTTTTGACCGAACTTTCATAAATCGGCAATGCCTCGTCTATCATCTTTGGAGCTGCCTCATCAAATATATTTAAAACATCATCAAACATATTATCTGGGAAATCAAAATCAAATACCGCCATTATTCTACCTCACTGCATGACAATTCAATGTAATACTCGTCTGTACGGTATGTTCTTTCTACCTTGTACAATTTTTCATCGTATTTCACATTATTTTGTCCTGAATACTCGTCAAAAGCTACTTTAAAGACCTGCACGACCTTTTTATTATTTCTCAAAGCATTATAAAACTCGCTCTGTCTTACCGACTTAACAGCACAAAAAATTTCCAGTTCCTCTCCGGGTACTTCCACCTCAAAGCCATCCTCATCTTCTTTCTTTTCCCCTTCACTTATAAGAAAAAGAATATCATTCAGTGCTTCCATTTGTGTATTCACCCCCAAGCGAAAGAAAATCACGAAGTCCTTCAAATGCTTTCTCAAATCGTTCAGCCTGATTATCAAAGTTAAACTGCCACTTACAATACAATTCGCAAGCCTTAAATATAAGCATATCCTGTGTATCAGCACACGCTTTTTCTTCTGATATGCCTACTCCCTTGAGCAGGAGCAGACATATCTCAATATTGCTTTCAATCTCATCATCAAGGGAACTGTGCTTTATTCTCAGGCTCTTTTTGATTTTCTCTCCAAAATCCGTCAAATATTACACCCCCTTGACTGCTTTTTCCTGGGCTTCAAGAAAACTATCTATAATAAGACTTTTCACATTACCGCTAACACTATAGCCCTGTTCATCAGCAAGGGTCTTGATGTCCGATATAGTCATCTCCTCAAGCTCCTGCTCTGTATATGTTGAAATTGTGTTAGGGACTATAAGTTTTTTTGAATGACCTCAACAAGCGAATTGTTGTCAACGACCTTTCCATCTGCCATCATAATAGCCTTTGTCATCTGGTCGTCTGTGTCGTGGTCTTCATAACGCTTAACCGTTACATTCAGATTAGTATTAAGCATATAGTCCTCCATACGGAACATAAAAGCTACTACCGTATCTGCTGAAACAGTTGAAGAAAAATCTGACATATACTCAGATGACACAAAGTTTACAGGTCTGCCAAGTATTCTGTACTCAGGCTTTCCGGAAACTCCGGCATTAACACGGGCAATAGGCTGGCCGCTTGTATCTGTCATAGCTGCAATCTGATTAAAGTATGTACTCTTAGTCATATACCATTCAGCAGACTCATAAGCAGCCGGAAGTTTTCCCTCTGCATCACATAAGTTTTTAAATGTAATATCCTTACCCTTTGCAATTTCAACTTTCTGACCCTCTACTACTTCAACGGCATCTGACAAAATACCCTCAGGCTGATTTGCAGATGCACCCTCTCCTGCAATAATAGCCTTTTCTAATGCCTTAACCATTGCCTCTGCGATATTGCTTGTAAGAGTTCTCTCAAACACATCAAGCGTTACGGTATCAACAGCGATTGAAACCGCAACAACACACTTTAACTTGAAATAACTGAAAGTGATAGAGCCAAGTGTTTTCTTCTGCTTATCTGTCTTTCCTCTTTCAGTAGTCCATGTTGCAACAGGTTTCGCAGCCGAAGTAGGGACTGTCGCACCGCCTTTGTAAAAGGTTCTTGTAACCTTGTTAAGTATGTCACCTGTCTTTTCCATTTTCTCAACAATTTTATTAAGAATTGTATTCGGAATAACTGCACCCGTATCTGAAGTAGTTGTAACTTCATCACTATTTGTAAGATTTGCAGACATCTTCTCACCATGCAGCACATAATTCATAAAGGCAGAACGATATTCGATACTGTTTGTAGGATCTTCTTTTACAATATCACCCACAGAAGCCACAATTCCATCTTTAGTACCTGCATGAACCGCATTACTGAGTACATTTGGCACTTTAACAGCACCTTTCATTGATTCAACATTGGCTTTCGCCTCTGTGTACTGAGTATATTCATCGTCAAGAGTTTCAACATCCTCCAGCTTTGCCTTATACTCGTCCATCTTGCCATCATCAAGAAACTGTGTGGCTTCATCAAGCATCTGATTACGATAATCAACATAATCCTGTCTGCTTTTAAAATTTTTGATTACATTCATAAATTTCATGTTCAAATTTCCCCTTTCATTCTTAAAATTTTGATTTTTTCCTTGGCAACAAAAAAAGCCTCACTCGATTTATCAGCAAGACTTCCTGTTTCTGACCCTTTGATAAGATTTCTTATCTTCGCCTTTGTTTCATCCGGTATAATTCCACCAAATGCGTTATTTATGCTAAACGGCATATTGCCGCTTTTGCCTGTTTCTATCAATTCATCAACAAAACCATATTTCATAGCCGTTTTTACATCAAACCATGACTCTCTATCCATCAAGTCAAGCAGTTCTTTTTCGCTCCTGCCTGTTTTCTGCTGATAAATAGCTGATATGGCTCTGTTTGCTGTCTGTAATATCTGCGACTGTTTATCCATATCGTGATAATCGCCTCTTGCACCGCTTGAAACATTATGAATCATATACATGGCGGTTGGAAACGCTCTCACATGACCTGTTGCACACGCCACGATGCTTGCAGCACTACAACATGAACCGCTTATATCCGCCTGAATATTACCTTTATACTGACTGATACTATAAGACATATCAGAACCGGCAAAAACATCACCACCACCGCTGTTAATAACGATAGTTACATCATCACCATTTGCATCCTCAAGCTGTTTATCAATATCTTTCGGACAAAAAGCATCATAACCAAACCAATCATATATCCACTTATCATCATTGTTTACAATAGTTCCTTTTGCATCAATCTTCACCATCACTTCCACCTCCCTCTTTCAGCTTTCCGGTATCTTTCCTGAGCAGTGCAACATCTCCACCCGGAACAGGTGCAAGATTAAGGTACTGTCTGACCTCATTTATAGTCATTATTCCTCTGTCAACAAATGAAGTAAGCTGCAGCTTTGTGCTCATACTTGCAAAAGTAAGATTGCTGCTTTCAAATATGATTTTATTACCACAATTTCTCTGCTTTCTTGAAAACAGTTTTCTTGTATATTCATTTGCCATCTGGCATATGATAGGCTCTATCACAGCCTCATAGTATGAAATCCACTCGTCCTCGTCATAATTTGAATGAACAATCTTGTCATTTGTGTTAAAAAAACCATACACTCTTTGTATGGTTCTGTCCGTCTGTGCCGCATTGGGTACATAATCATTAGGATTTACCTGTTTTGCCTCTGCCTTAGAATCAACTGCTGCCACTCCAAATGACTTTGAAGACATATTCATATAATTCTCAGCAAATTGCCTTGCATTACTTTCCAAATCTTCTGGTCGCATTGACTGTGTAAATTTGAGCAGCCATCTTATCACAGCACCATTTTTAATAGCCTTGATAATTCCCTGGTCCGATGTAGTCACAACATTCATAAGTTCCACCAGTGCTTTTCCCGGCGGTTCACCAAAAATATCGTTATCGCAATAATCTTCACGCAAATGAATAATATCCGTGTACGGTATTTCCATCCACTTGCCATTTTGAAAATAAAATTTAAGATAAAGCACCTGATTATAATATTTTGCATCAACAGATACAGCCGGTATCGGATATAAGCCACAGGGCAGACCAAAATCATCCCTTATTATCAAAATAAAAGCATTATGATTAAGCGCAAGCTGATTTGCAACTTTCTCCTGCAGCATCTGCCCAGACATATACTCATTAGGTTCTTCCAAAAAATTTTTTATGTATGGCATGGGATTTATAGCAATATCCTTTGAACCATCTTCATTAAATGTTTCCCGGATATGTTTAGCCACCGCCTTACCTATAGCCTTTGTCTTTGGTCTTATACATGAACGAACTATATCAGACTGATACAGTTTACCATTCCACGCATAAAATCCATTTCCGACATCAGTAATCATTTGGAAAGAGCTTTTCTTACTTACATTTTTAAATCTACTAAAAAGTCCCACAATTTCTCCCTTCCAAAAATTTATATAAGAGACAGATATTCTTCAAGGTGATTTTCAAGCATAACATATGCATCCAGCAGACCGGCAAGGCCATCAATTCTCCTTGTAGGACTTGTACCCTTGCAAGGCTGGATATTATTATTTTTATCAATATCAACAGATGTATTGCATATGCACCATTTAAGCACCGGATTGTTGTTGTAAATAATTCTCTTTGCCTTAAGGTCAGCACCCAATGATTTCATTGGAGAAGATAAAGTTTTCTTTCCCTGTGCCACCGGCTCCATAACGCTGCGGCCAAATGTGTCGTTCATTTCCTCAACAAAATATGTTGCACTCCATGCGTCATAGCCATCCTTGAAAAGATAAATATCTTTTTCAAGCTGCATTTCTTTGAACCACTCGACCACATACTTGTAATGTATTTTATTTCCGGGACAGGTTCTCATCCACCCCTGTTCAATCCATAAATCATAAGGAATTTTATCTTCTTTTACTCTTTGCTCCACCAAATCTTCAGGAATCCAGTACATCTGCTCAACATAGATATTATCATCACCGGGCACCATGAAAAGCATTGTTGCATTTGTCAGATCATTGGTTGATGACAAGTCATTGCCGCCTATTCCATACCTTGGTTTAAGCTCTGCTATATCAAATAATGCGTTATTATCAATATCTTCAAAATTAAGCCAGCTCTCTGATGATGTCTCTCTGATATTAAACTCTTTGCAAACAAGGTTCTTTACAAGAAGCGGATTTTCCTGAGCTTTTCTTACTTTGTCTCTCAGTGTATCTTTATTCTTGATGGTTCCCAAGCCGGGGTTTGCCTTAATCCAGCAATCTTCCTGAACCCATTCCTTACGGCTGTCAAGCTCATAAATAAACGGGAACAAATGTGGATCTTTATAGCCGTTATCATCAAAAAGACCATTGATAACTCTCTCAGCTTCATCATATTTTTGGTCGTAAATATCTTCCCTGATAGTTCCTGCCGTAGATGTGATATAGATAAGCGGCTGGTCTCTAGCCGTCACACCATCTGCCATAATGTCATACAATGCTTTGCCATTCTTCCACTGATGAATTTCATCCATCATGCAACCATGAACATTCAGACCATCAAGACTGTCTTTGTCAGATGCAAGCGGTCTGTACACGCCATTATTGAACTCTTCACTTGACAACTTTGATACAAGCGGCTTTATCCTCTTGCGAAGTGCCGCCGATTTAAGCACCATTCTCTTTGCTTCTTCCCAAATGATATTTGCCTGTTCTCTCTTAGTCGCAACAGCATATATCTCTGCCCCCGGCTCCCCATCCGCAATCAGCAGATAAAGACCAACGATAGACGCAAGCAATGACTTACCATTTTTCTTTCCAACAATAAAAATTGACTCTCTGCACTGTCTGTTTCCATTGTCATCAATAAAGCCAAACACAGCGGCAAGATGTGCCTGCTCCCACAGTTCTAAACGAACATCATTTGTTGTTCCCTTTTTATGTTTTGACAATTTGCAATAGTTTTCCGCAAACTCCAAAACATGATTTGCTCTCTTTGCTGAGTAATGATATTCATCCGGATTTTTAATATGCCACGCAAGATACTTGTACCATCTGTATATCTTATTTGATACTTTAATCTCACCCTTTTCAATCCTGTCAAAATACTCAAGGATAGGATTGTAATCTAAACAATATCTTCTCATACATCCTCACGCCCTCCAACAAACTCGTCAAAGCCATCGTCTTTCTCAACAACCTCAACGGCTTTCGTTTTCGGAAGACAATCCTGCAATATCTTCATTGCCTGGGTCTGTTTCTGAGAAAACTGTAAATAAAGCTGTGCATCAGGACTCTGTTTAGTTCCGTATTGATTTTCGCCATTCTTGTATTTCACTGTAGTTCCGTCACGAATGATATTTTCCCTGAGGTCCTGCATCGTGATACTCATAAAAGCAACATCATCAATAGTAGCAAAGACAAGTTTCTTTTTGTTCTCGTCAATCTCCTTAAACAACCGCTTCAATCTTGCAACTTCTTTTTTCACCCGCTTTTGTTTGTCTAAATACTGCGAAATACTGTCTGCTTTTTCATCCCTACGCATTGCTTCCTCTTCAATTTCTTCCGGTGTTACCACTCTATTCTCACCTCCTGATACCACACCCCCCTTGTGAAATGACCTGCGTTTCAAATCAATCTAGGCTACCGGTGTTTTCAAAACGCCCCAAACGCCAATAAACAGGGGGGGTTAGAGCTTTGCTATCGGCTGTCCGTTCTCATCGAACATGACAAGCAAGCCCTGTCTCTTGTTATTAACTCCATGCCCATCGAACTTATCATGACAATCCTTACAGACATACTCTAAATTGCCATGATTTAAAGTAATATCAGGATTTAATATGTTCTCAGGTGTAATGTGTGTACGATGATGTACGATATATCCAAGCTGTTTACCACATTCCTGACACATACCTCCATCGACCGCAATCCTCTCACTTATAAAAGACCTCTTACAGTCTTTCCATGCTTTGCTGTGATAAAATTTGTACGCATATTCCTTTGCCATCTCTCAACCTCACTCATTTGACATATCTTTATATTTTGTCAAATCATCTTTATCTGTATTCTTTCATTAGAGTGCAACAAAATTATTTACCCTCATTTGACACACCTTTAATATGTCAAATACCGCATATAATAAAAAAAGAAGCTACCTTTTTCGCTTCTTAAATGATAAATTCTTTATTGCTTTGTCCTTATTATCCTGATTTATTCCAATATATCTGAGTGTAATTGATATATCTGAATGGTTAAGTATCTCTTTTATCGTCACTGCATCATGCGTCTGCTGGTACATATGATACCCAAAAGTCTTTCTAAGTGTATGCGTTCCAATCTTATCAATATCAAATTGTCTGCCTGCTTCAGATAGAATGTTATAAGCCTGCTGCCTTGTTATCGGTTTGTTGCCACTTCTAGGAGATTTGAACAGATATTCATAATCATCCTTGCCATATACATAATCCTTTATGATAGGCTTAAGTTCTGCATTGATGGGAAACCTTTTCTCTTTCCCAGTCTTTTTCTCCCTGATATAAACGGCATCTTTATCTCTGACATCACGCACACGAAACTTTAAAATATCAGATATTCTCAATCCCGTGTATATACCAAACATAAACATCACATAATCTCTATCGCTCTTACCCTTTAGGTATTCAGCAATATCCATCACAACATCTAAATCTCTGATAGGCTCAACAGTATTCAACCAACCACCTCCCAACAGTACAATAACCGTTATAAGTGTAGAAAAAAAGGAGAAGATATGCATCCTCTCCTTAATCAAAACTACTGTTCCTACTCTTGCGATATTAGCATTATATCACAGAATTGCTTCGTGTGATTCTCATTTTTTTGAAAATTTATTTATGAACAACACAAAAATTTATTGATAAAATACTGCTGCCCCTTGCCAGTAACTTTAGTTGTCCGATTTATCCGAACAGAACCATCTGGATTATTGATAGTGCTTTCCTTAATATCAAACAAACTCATTTCCATTGACTTCTGTGTTGGCATATTCCAATCAGAACCTTTTCGCTTAATTAAATATCCATTATCACGAAGCCACTCAAACAATCTCTTTTGCCCAATATCAATACCATTCTGCTTGAGCAACTTTGCCAAATCTCCGACAAGAATTGATGTACGACTTGTCGATACTGCATCTGCAAAAATCTCCTTTGGTTTCATTCTCGCATTATCTTCCAAAAGTTTCGCATTATCCTCTTTTAAACGGTTAATTGTTCCATCAGCCATCTTCAAAGCTCTTGCCATAATCTGCTCTGGTGTATTCCATGCCTTTTCAAGATCAATAAGATACTGCCGAACCTTTTTAGCCCTATCATTCTTCTGCACCATACAGATTTGCTTTGCCATGTCAACTGTTAAGTTGTGGTCGATAAGTTCTCTTTGCTGAACCCCACCATTGTTCTTAACCTCCGTTAAAACTTTTACGGTGGTATAATCTTCATTCTCGGCAAAACCATATTGCAACTGTCGTTCAAACCATGCTGAAAATCTTTCGGTACTGCCGACCTGCTCATGCAGTTCCCTTGCTGATACCGTCTGTTTAGCTAAGTCTACTTTTAATAATTCGTTCATTTTTTCTCCTATCCTGTTGATTTTTTTCTTGGAGTATCTTATACTTTTATTACAAGATACTTTCTTGTTTAAAGACAATTCTAATGCTTTGCGGGCTGTGGGAATTGTCTTTTTTTCTTTCTACGCTTGCTACTTGCTTTTACAAGAATGCTGCAAAAAACTTTTGTTTTCTTCGTCTTATCCATGTATTCTACATATTTGACAAACTTTATGAAACTCTCTTCTGACAGTTCCAATAAACACTCTAACATTTCCAATGCCATAACTTCGTTTTTACTCATCTTTAATTCCTCCTTGCTATTTATTATATATGCATTGTAAACTTTAAAGTTGCTTTTGTCAATATTTAATTACATTTTTTTATTTCTTTATAAACTATTCAGTTGCTTTGTAAATTTTTTAATGTTATAATCACTATAAAAAAAGGAGTGATTTATATGCCACTATCATTTGGTGAAAAAGTAAAAATACTTTTAAAACGCAGAAACATGACAATAACAGAACTAGCTACTATTCTTGGAACAAGCCGCCAAAACCTAACCAATAAACTTTCAAGAGATAATTTCCCAGAAAAAGAAATGCTTGAAATCTCTCAAAAACTAAATTGCACATATAAAGGCAGGGTCATAATGAATGACACTGGTGACGAATTATAACTAAATGAGGAGTTTACACTCCTCTATTTTAATTTTTTGCAACAAAAAAGGACAAAACCTTGCGTTCTGCCCTTAAAATCAATATTTTCGCTATATTTTCATCTCTTGCGATATTAGCATTATATCACAGATTTGCTTCGTGTGATTCTCATTTTTTTGAAATTTTATAAATTTTTTTATTTCTGCTCGTCAATAAACTCACGCATCATTTTAGAAATCTGTGCCGCCTGACTCACTCCAGCTTTCTCACAGGCTTCCTTAAATTCGTCAGCTAACTCTCTTTTTAACTTAAATCCTTTTGTCATATATCCGGCTTTCTTCTGCCATTTTTCAGTTGCCTTTGTCTGTGCTGTTGGCATCATATCACCTCTTTACTTTTTTTTATTTTCCTGCTATTATTTTTATACCAAGGACAGATAGCAGGAAGTTGTAGGTCTGCCCTCGGTTTGGATTGTATAAGCTCTACTTTTTAAGTAGGGCTTTTACTTTTTCCTTTGCGTCTTGTAAGTCTTTGCTTTCTTCCAAGATTGCTAAGATTTTTCTTGTTTGATTTTCCTCTGCTGTATCTTTTAATAATTCCGCTAAGTTCATTTCTTCGTTCTCCATTTCTATCTCCTTTCCTGCCATTCCCTTGCTACAATTATATTATACTATAAGGTTACCCTTATGTCAATAGTTTTTTAAATTTATTTTGTTTTTTTTAAAAAGACGGTCTTTCGACCGCCTAGATTAACTTTACTTTTTGCATTGTAAAAATAATAACATAGTTAATAGTACAAGTACAGCACGGAAATAGCACACTTCATACTGTTGAAACCAATAGTTACATTTCATTATCTTGATACTCCTAATCTTACCATTAATGCTTCCTGCAATACTTTAGAAACATTGATATGTGATTTTTCTGCTTCCTGATTTAACCAATTTGGTAATGTTACATTTCTACGAACCGTCTTATTATCTAACATTCTTCTATATGCCGCTAAATCAACATCAACTAAAGACACGATACCTGTTCCATCTTCATAAAATACTCCTTTTGATATATCTATATCTGTCATTTTAGACGGTTGTGCCACTTCTTTTCTATCGTCTTCAGCTTGAATACAACTTATTCCAATTGCATCCCTTGCCATTGTAATCGCATCTGCCATACTTCCCTTTGGTTTGCCTTCCTCATTTGACTCTGTCAAAATACCCAAATCTGGTACTTCAATCAAAATGTTTGTATCAACATCTGTAAAAATAACTGGATATGTCACTTTCATATAATCAACCTCCGCATTTCAAATATATATCTATAGTAATATATTGAGACAGGGGATTTTATAATCCCCATTTTCTCAATATTGCTTTTGCCAATCTTTCGTTTACTTCTCGATGCCTCGGAATTTTTTCTTCGTCATCACCTCTCTTGTAGATGTCATGATTTCCACCATGTCTTACAAGTTCAAATCCCGCACTTTCGAGCTTTTTTACAAGTTCTCTTTGCTTCATCTTTGTACCTCCTTATGTATATATGATACACATTTTTTACACATTTGTCAATAGTCTAATACACATTTTTTTACACATAATCCATTATAAAAAGGCGGTCTTTTGACCACCTATAATAATTTACTGTTTAATGATTTATATTTTATTGTAACATCTCATTTATACATGAGATAAGAAACTTTCTTGCTTCATCATGATTTATATTTTTTTCCTTTGAAACAGACTCCGTTACAGCCTCAAATATATATACCAACATTGATATTTTATTCAGCAAACTTCCTGTTATAACAATTTTTATCTTACTCTTTATACTTTTACAAATTACAATTCCCATGTTATTTCTCCTTAATCTTTGATATAATATGTTAAAATATTTATGAAAGGTTGTGTTATTATGACAAATGAAACTAATCCTATTATTTCAGGTATTGGCAAAGCAATAGAAAAAAATCCACAAATATATGAAGATGCATTAAAACCCACTGCTGTTGAAACTGGTAAATTAGCTGGCAGAATTCCAAGAATAATTAACGCTATTTTTGCTGGTCTTGACAAATGGATTCTTAAAAGGGAATATAGCGTTGAAGAAACCAAAAAACTTCTTGAACAAAAGTTACAAAATATAGAACCAGAAAAAATTGTTCCTCCTGAACCCTATGTTGCCGTTCCTGCAATACAAGCCATCTCTTATTCTATGGATAGTGATGAATTAAGAAATATGTATGCAAATTTATTGGCTCATTCTATGACATACGATACTAAGGAAAATGTACATCCTGGATTTGTTGAGATCATTAGACAACTTTCTCCAAGTGATGCACGATATTTTAAGCATTTATGCACATTAAAATATAGACCAATGGTCGATATTTCACTTGATATTCCAGGTGGCTTAGAACTGCCTATACAAAAAAATGTTAATACTTTTTCAAAGGGTTATACAAATGATTTTGTACTTTCTAATGATAATTTATGCAGATTACAATTAATATCTATTCCCAATGATACATGGTACGGTGATGATACTATCTACAAACCTTTATTAGATTACCTAAAACAGGAACATACTCTTGAAAAATATAAGCATTTATCTCCTAATGCAACTAATATGTCATTTACTAAATCTCGTATTGATATAACACATTTTGGCAAACTCTTTTATGAGATTTGTGTAAAATAAGCCTATTGCTGGGATAACTTCATATCCCAGCTATTCACTTTCAATCATTCATTCTTAGTTTTTACCTTTACTACTCACCTCTCATATATCTTCATTTTGTCACAACATATTCCATTATCCTCGGCATCTTCTCTCTGCAAACCGCTCTAATAACCATAATCGCTTGTTTAATGCCGTCACAAAAGCGGTCATTATATTCCGCATCAAAGTACGGTGCAATCTCTTCCACATATTCATCAAAGTTTGCATAAGAGTATTCCTGTTCATCCTCAAGTTGTTTTATCAAATCGACAATTCCACCAATTAAACAGTTAAAACAACTATCATATAAACCACACTTTTCTTCCTGCTCATCGCAAAACGCTTCTTTTGACTCCTTTATATCGTCCAGTCTGCCTAACAGCTTACACTCAAAGTTCTTTATATGCTCTCGCCGTTCTGCCTCCTGCCTTTTTGCTTCTGCCTCAATCAACTGTATAATTTCTCTCTGTCCCTGCACTGCTGCACAATCCTTCTGGTCTGGGTGCTGCTTTAAAAATGTATCAATCCTGTTTTCAAAAACTTTTATAAGTATTTTTTCATCAATCACTCTTCTGTTCCCTCCTTAACTCTCACCATAATTCTGTTTTCCGGGAATGTATGCGTACATTTAACATACTTGTTTTTATTGGCATCCAAATCGGCTTCATCAATGCTTATAAACTTTCCCTGTGTATCTGCAAAGACCATATGTGGCTGCTGTATAACATCAATAACCACGCTCTCAAGATATTTTAATTTCAGTGCAATCCTGTTCTTTTCTCTCACCGCATCCCCTTTTTCTTCACGAAGTCTTGTTTCTACCGCCTTGAGCTGTTCCACATTTATTTCCAAGTTCTTCACATAATCAAACTTTTTTATAATCTTAATTAACAATTTATTAAACATATCAACATCCTCCAATTTTCTTTGTTTCAGCTTATTTTTGCTCTTTCCTCTCTATCCTTTTCCGTCTGTAAAAAAATCATATACTGGCCATATGAAAGTCCAAGTTTCTTTGCTTTGTCATTAAAGCTTGCAAGCTCTCCCATATGCTTTTCTTTTTTCTTTTCCTCCACTCTTTTTGCCTTTTTCTGTGTTTTTCTTTTTTTATACATCTGTGCATGTCTTTTTTTACGCTCATACTCACGACATTCAACGGAACAATAATGCTGATTTCTCGCATTAACAGTAAATTGCTTTCCACATCCTATACATTTACTTTTTTTCTTTGTCTGTTTCATTCCTGCTCCTTTCCGGGAGCTGCACCATACTCCCAGCTTTATTTGTGATGTTAATTTTCCTACAGCTATATGTAAAAGTGCATTTAAAACTTTTTTGCTGTCAAAATTTCTTACCTGTCGGAATCCGACAAATCAGCCACGTTGCAACAAACGCTGTTCAAGCTCATTCATATCTGATGAACTTATATTTCTTTGATTAAACAAGTTAAACTGATTTTTCTTTTTCCCTGAATAATGATTATTGGAACTTGCAGCATATGTTGGCTTCTTGTCTTCCCTCTCTGTTTTATTCCAATAATCTGCTACACTCTTCCAGTTGATTCTCCTGCCGTACTTGTCTTTCCAATCAATACGGTCATAATATTCAAAAAACTTCTCAGGATTTATTTTTAAGCTGTTATTTGCAACATAATCTTTTACCTCTTGAAGCGTTGGCACTATAGATAGAGTGTTAGTATATTTACTATTACTTTTACTATGTTTTAAAATGTCTGCATTTTCGTCCAAAATGTCTACATTTTCGTCTAAAATGATTACATTATCTGATAAAAGGGCGACTTTAACTAAGAGGTATGCTCTCTTCATTTTTACAGCTTTTCTTCTTTTGGTTGCAAAAAGAAAATTTTCCTGAATTTCCTCGGAAGTTAAAATTCTATTTTGCTCAAGCTGTTCCAATGAAAAGACACCCCACCTTGCACAGCAGTTCACTATTTCATTTATGCGATTGACCGCCCTGTCACCCCCGCCAAACATTCGTGACGAAAGTGACAACGCTTTCTCTCGCTGCCATTCACAATAATAACCATGTACTCCGTATATCTCCTGAAGTAACGCATATATGACGGCGTGTGCCTTTAACCCACACTCTGCTGTTACAAGTTCAATGTTTTTATCAGCCGCACATTTTACCGGAAAGTAATCAATACCCTCTTTTCGGTTCATGGTGCGTCCTCCTAAATCTAATCAAACAGGTTTATTTTACAAAGGCAAGGAAGACATCCGACCAACTGACACCGTCCGAATAGCCGGCACCTTCCCTTAATTACGGCACATATACTCCCCCTGATTTCTCAGTTAAAAGCATACACACCAAAAAATAAAAAATATATTATATTAACCCATATATTTTCCCCGAATAGTTGAAGTAAAATATACAAGCTAATTACAAAAAATAATAAATATCATGAGGTCCACTTACCTCTACGATGTTTTTCTACTACCCTGTATTTTCTGGGCATCTCTGAATAAAAACTTTCTTCCTTGAGTTCGTCCAACTTACAGAAAAACTCACTTCTCTTTCTATAAAAAGTTGCCTGACTGCAATGCACATGTTCTCTTCTACAAAGTTGCTGAAAATTCATGCCCGGTGTTGTACAATATCTAAGAATCGCACCGGCAAGCTCCGCATCTGTCAGTCTTGCAGCTTTCTCAATCAACTCCACTTTACTGCTAAGTAAAGCAAGTCTAATAGCCACATCTTCAATTGGAGACTCATTATTATGAGCATGAGGCATCCCGTCATAATTCACACCCGAAATACCTATTTCACCCTCAATATCTCTTATCTGAGCTTTCCATAAATTATATTGATAACAAAAATAATTTAACTCCCGGTATTTAAACCGGTTTAGCCTTTTCAAAGGCTTATCATCTCTCCTCATTACATCTCCCTTTATGTTCTTCAATCGTGTGGCATGGTGCCTCTGTTTCCACTGCACCACTACCACACTTACTGCACTTTTCATTCACTCGCCTGGTACTCCAAACTTTACGACCACAATTGTGGCATGTAACTACAAAGAATGGATCACCGGAATGATAATGGTTATTGTCATTGTGCAAACCTATCTCCTTATGAAATAATTGTAAATCCTGCGATATCATTCAACTGTTCTTCAAGATATTCCTTAATATTCTCCATCGCATGCAGTTTCCACATTCCACCATCTGCTTCAAACAAAGCACACTGAATCCCTTCATATTTAGCTTCTTTCATACGAAAAATAAAACTACTCTCAGGTTGCTCAATCTCTGTAAATGTACGATATGGTCTCAATTTAACAGGACTTGGAATAACAGCATCTGACTTAGAAGCAATCCCTGTTTTTATTGTTGCTTTCTGTGTCACCCCATCGTCACCATAATTTGCGATAGTTCCATTTTCTACTGTCCCGGCAAACTTCAAAAGTAACTCTTTATCATTGTTTGAAATAAACATTGACTGTACTCCTATAAGAAATCTCTCATGTTCAATAAAAGTTCCAAACGAAAATGTAGGGAGCTCTGCATAAACAGTTGCAATATATTCACGCCCCCTATCGAGATCAAGACATGAATACAAACTTACTACCGTTGGACTTTCCACATGAATAATCATCTTATCTGACATTATATCTGTACCAGATTTAATATAATCAATAAGGCTACGAAGCGTTGTAAACTTAATAGCTTCAGCTTTTGGATTATGTACAATCCTCTTTAATAGCTTGTCCGAATAAAATTCACCATTTATTTGCTTAACATGTGGCTCTGCTAATTCTACTGCATATTCTAATGCTTCTCTCTCCATCTTTATATCCTCCATTCTTTCTATGCCTGCTTGACATTATTTCTAAAATCAATTACATCTTTACCTTCTTTAATTTCGCCAGTCTCTGTATCTACAATCTGACCATCAATTTCAACATCATTTTCTCCTATGTCTTCAAATGACATCTGACCTTTTATGCCCGGACCATATTCCTCAGCATAAATCTGTCCTGTAACCAAATCTCTTTGTGTACTAAACTTTGTACTTACAGGCTTAACAGATGCTAACTTTATATCCACTGAAATGTCACAGGTGCAATCTGTTCTATCCTCATTCTGTTCAAATGTAAGAATAAGATTTATCTTTCTCTTATTTTTCCACGGAGTGTTAGGATCTTGCATATTCTGCATAACCTTTTCAAATGCTTGATTGACCTTTTCTTGTAAAGCTCCACCGGCTAAATCTTTTAAACTGATATCCATAAAATCATCCTTTCTCTTGATTTTCACCCGCGCATCTACTATACTTATAGTAAGAGCTGTCACCACAGCCCAAAAAAGAAGGGAGATGAGCAGATGAAAAAGAAACTTTGTTCATTAGCTTTAAGTATTTGCCTTGTAATAGGTTCTATCTCATATACTGATGTACCTGTACAGGCAAAAACTTATGTATACTATGTTCCAGGTTCAAGCTATGCGTATCATCCAAACCGCAATTGCAGAACCCTAAAACGAAGTAAACATGTTAAGAAGATTACACTTAAAAAAGCGAAATCTCTTCACCTTAGGAAATGTAAGGTCTGCCACTAAGCTGACTTTACATTTTGAGCTTTGGCACAGGAATACTACTTTCCTGTGCCTTTTTATTACTTTACAACAATCTCGTTTTCATCCTGTTCTCTTGTATATCCAAGCTGTGCCATATAGCTGTCAGCAAACCTTGTAAAGCATTGTTTTCTTATGTACTGCTTCTGCTCCTCTGACAAATCATTAAAATCTACATACCCACCATCTTTAGTTGGCACAAGAATCTTATGCGTTATCTTTTTCTTTTTTGCCATACTTACCACCTCTTTCACTTTTGTTTAATTCTATGAGAATACTCTGTCCACTTTGCCTGTCTACATCTGCAAAATAGCAGCTATCTGAGCAAGTTTTACATCGCTACTTCCATCATCACCCACAACCTTTGCTACAGCCTCAACAAGATACTCCTTGCAAAGCAGTTCATTAAGATGTTCAGCCTCCACTTTAACCATTTTTCTTCTTCTACTCATCGTCTTAATTCTCCTTTTCATAAATTTGCAACAATACGAACATTCAAGTAATAACCAGCTTTTTGCATATTAACAATCCTTTTAACAGCTTCCTCAATCTTATTAAGACTATCCGGAAAACGATTATCTTTACAATTCACTCTCAAATAAAGGTCAATTGTTTTTTCAGGATATTTATTATCTTCCATCAGTTCTCTGACCTTTCCATCATCTAATGTATCAAGTAGAGCTTTACCCTCTTCAAACTTTCCCTCAGAAAAAAGTCTGAAAACTTTTTCCTCGACCTCTTGTCTATGGTCAATTTCTTTCTGGAGTTCTTTTGTCCTTGCAATCATCTTGTCTAAACGATTATGTTCTTTTACTTTATCCATCGCTCTCACCTCGCTTTTATTTATACATAATTTCTAATCATGTGTTCTGTTCTTTTATAATATCCTGCATTCTTCTACTATTTGTAGAATAGCAGGGTAAAAAAATAAAATCCTGTGGTATATTATACATCTTAGATAACATTTCTACTTCTGGCACTCTAGGCACAATTCTACCTTTTTCCCAATTTATTATAGTTTGTTTCGTCACTTTCATCCTTCTCGCAACCTCTTCCTGAGTTAACTGTGCATTAACTCGTGCAGCTGCCAAACTAATCTGAAACATTATTGTTTGCTCCTTTCTTACTACCAATTTTTTGCTACAAACACATAATACTTCTACTTTTTGTAGATGTCAATACTTTTTGTAAACTTTTTTTACTTTTTGCGTTGTTATATTCCACATAATGTAGTATAATCCATTTAAAGCTAAAGAAAGAGGTGACAAAAATGGCAGAGGATGAATACAAAAAAATTTTTTCAAATAATTTAAAATATTATATGAACATACATCAAAAAACTCAATCTGATTTGATAAATGACCTAGGATTTAATAAATCTGCAATATCAACTTGGTGTAATGGTACACGCTTACCACGTATGGACAAAGTAGATATTTTAGCAAGATATTTCAACATAAAACGTTCTGATTTAATAGAAGACAAAAGCAGCGAACAAAAACAATCTTACTACCTTAATCCAAAAACAAGTAAGATTGCACAAGAAATATATGATAACAAAGAACTTTCTCTTCTTTTTGATGCTGCTAGGGATGCCGAGCCAGAGGATTTACAAACAGTACATAGTATGCTTATGGCTTTAAAGAGGAAAGAAAAGGGAGAATAACAATTAAAATTCACAATATGTATGGAAAGAATAAATATAATTTAGAAAAAATGGAGGTGATTATTTTGGCTTATGATGATTACAAAAGAATTTTTTCTAATAATTTAAAATATTATATGAATTTAAATAATAAAAACCAAATGGACTTGATGAAAGACCTAAAATTAAGTTCATCCACCGTATCTAATTGGTGCACCGGTGCAAAACTCCCACGTATGGACAAAGTCCAAATGCTTGCGGATTATTTGGGGATTTTGAAATCTGACTTAATCGAAGAAAAAAAAGATAAGCAAGAAAATTCTTACTATCTTAATCCTAAGACAAGTAAGATTGCACAAGAAATATACGATAACAAAGAACTTTCATTGCTCTTTGATGCTGCTAGGGATGCTGAACCGGAAGATTTACAAACCGTACATAGTATGCTTATGGCTTTAAAGAGGAAAGAAAAGGGAGAATAACAACAAAACTTCACAATATATAGGTTAAAATTATATGGAATTACATATTAAAATACGACAAAGACGAGAAGAACTTAATATGACACAAGATGAATTGGCGCAGGCACTGTGTTATAAATCCCGTTCTTCAATAAATAAAATAGAATTAGGCAAAAGTGATATTTCCTATTCAAAAATTGAGGCTTTTGCAGAAGCATTAAAAACCACTCCCGAATACCTTATGGGATTAGAGGAACACACTGAAAAGAATAATGCCACAAACTTAAGCGAAATATCGGAAGATAAATATAAAAAAATCATGTCCCAGAATATACAGTATTATATGAATAAAAATCATAAATCTAGAAATGAAATGTGCCATGCTCTAGGTATAAAATACACAACATTTACAGATTGGATAAAAGGTAATACTTATCCACGTATTGATAAAATCGACTTGATGGCAAATTATTTCGGTATCTGTAAATCAGATTTAATAGATGAACATTTAAACAAGCAAAAACAATCCAACTATTTTAATCAAAAAGAAAATGAATGGATGATATTGGATATAGGAACACGAATAAAAGCATTACGAACTCATTGTGGAATGTCACAAAATGAACTTGCTCAAAAAGTAGGATATACATCAAGAACAACTATTTCCAAAATAGAAAGCGGAGATATAAAAATAACCACAGAAGATGTTGTAAAATTTGCTAAATCATTAAACACTACAATTCCTTATCTAATGGGTTTGAACGAAAATGAAAGTAGTGAACAAAACCAACCTTACTACCTTAACCCTGAAATAAGTAAGATTGCACAACAAATATATGATAACAAAGAACTTTATGTTTTATTTAATGCTGCACAGGATGCAGATCCAGAAGATTTACAGGCTTTACATGGGGTGCTTATGGCTTTAAAGAGGAAAGAAAATAGAGAATGATATACAATTTTGGAGGTGATGCATCTGAACGATGACTATAATATAAATGTACAAATTTTAGACTTCGGCAATTCCATTCCGGCAGCCGTAACTCTAAATGATGACGGTAGCTTTAGCATATTTTTAAATGCAAGGCTTTCTTACGAAAGAAGACTTGAGGCTTACTTACATGAGATGCGGCATATTCAAAATCAAGACTTTTGTGGAGATATGAGTGTTGATGAGATGGAAGCTGTTAATAAGCATTGAATATCAATGTCATATGGATACTATAATATATATTTTGAACCAACTTTAATGGTTCATAAAAAATCGAAAGCAGAGAATTTAGAAAATACATTTTGAATTATATATGCTTTTAAAAACATCTAAAAAGGAGAAAAAAATTATGAAATACATGCATTATTGTCCAAATTGTGGCAAACCATTTTCACAGGAGGGAACACAGGCAAACTGTACAACATGTGGTATGCCTGGAACATATTTGCACATGACTGCTGAAGAATGGGATTCAGCATCAACATTTGAAAAAGATAACGCAATCAAAAATGTAACTGAAAGCAACCAATCAGAAAATCTGGATAGAAAAATCTATCGTGAAGTAACTGCAATGCATAAAAAAGTGACTTTTATGTTTATTGTTACAATTATTTCATTAGTTATTTCTATTGTATCGGGTCTTGTAGCATATAATTATGTATCAAAGATAAATAAGGCATTTAATAATTTTAATACAGGACTTGAAAACAGCTTGGATGATTATAATCTTGACGATTAAAGTTATTACAATAAAACAGCAATTTAATGAACTAATTCATATAAATGAAATCTAATCAAAAAAATGACCGCCCACAAAGGACGGTCAAAATCTTACGCTTTACCCACAAAAGAATATGGCTAAAAGCTAAAGATAACGCATATCTATTTTAGCATAAGCCTTTTCTTTTGTATAGGCTTATTTTTTATACCAAATTTTAAGGAGGAAGAAACCATGTCTGAAAAATTAAAAGAAGTCTGTGCATACATCCGAGTCTCTACTGACAAACAGGAAGAACTTTCTCCAGAAAGTCAGATCAGGCTCATCAAGGATTATGCAGAACAGCACAACATGCTGCTTACAAGAATCTATCAGGAAGATAAAGGCATCTCTGGCAAAAAGGCAGATAAACGACCTGCTTTTCAAGAAATGATCGCAACGTGTAAAGATAAAGCACACCCCTATGATGCTATTCTCCTTTGGAAGTTCTCACGTTTTGCTAGGAACATTGATGAAAGCACTTATTATAAATCAGTTCTCCGTAAAAAATGCAATGTTGATGTTATAAGCGTTTCTGAGCCGATAGTTGAGGGTATGTATGGTCGCTTAATTGAGATGGTTATTGAATGGAGTGACGAATTTTACTTATACAATTTATCCGGAGAAGTTATGCGTGGCATGACACAAAAGGCTTTAAAAGGCGGTTACAACTCCAATGTTCCAATCGGATATATCAAAGAGCGTGGCAGAGATAAAATTCCACAGATTGAACCACAGGGTGCTGAAATCGTAAGAAAGATTTTTGATATGTACACAGAGCAAAACATCACGATGGGTGATATAGCAGCAAGGCTCAATAAATCTGGCTATAGAACTTCAAGAAATTCAAGATTTGAAACAAGAACTGTCGGATATATTCTTGAAAATCCTTTTTATATTGGCAAAGTTCGCTGGAACTATTATGACAGACAAAACAATCAAAGAAAAAATCCTGATGATGTAATTATTTCTGACGGAAAACACGAAGCCATCGTATCTGAAGAACAATTTTCAAAAGCGGCAAGTCGCAGAGCACACGATAGGCTTCGTACCGGATATAATAAAAAGCGTCGTTCTGCCCCACTTCTTGCGAATTGGCTTTCCGGTATGCTCAAATGTTCAAAGTGTGGAGCTTCTCTTGGTTTTGCACGTGGCAATAGTAAAAGTGTTCCAAACTTTAGCTGTTGGAAACACTCAAAGGGACTTTGTTCTGTACACAATGGCATTACACTTAAAAATGCTGAAAAAGAAGTTCTCGCAATACTTGAAGAACTCTCAGGAGCAGAATACTTTTTTAACTACAATCTGAATGTGATAAATACAGAAAATGCCGAACGTGGATATATATTAAAAGAGCTTAAATCGCTTGATAGCAAAATGAAACGTATAAAAGATGCATATATAAACGAAATAGATACACTAGAGGAATATAAAGCAAATAAAGAACTTATAGCAAGACGGCGTACTGAATTAAATGAAAGACTTGCATCTGCTACTGTCACAACTCACCCAGCTTCTGCTCGTCGTGCCGTTGACTTTCAGAAACTAATTGATATAATTACAGATGAAAATTCAAATGATACTGAGAAACATAATGCTCTGCTTGAAGTAGTGGATCATTTTGTATGGGATAAAGAAACACAGGAAATGACTGTGGTTTTGAATCAAGATATTGTAACCTGTATTTAG